AGAAGATGTCGCGATATTCCATAACTTCCTCGTTTGCCGTGGCGACTAATCAAGTGTCGCGCCGGTAGGCAATCTGCTTCTGTACGGGGCTGGCGCAACAACATCAGGAAACATATTTGGCAACCCTTTAAATTGAGGCAATTCTCTTGCGCGTCTACGAACACGATTGCTTGCAGCAATTGCTGCTCTACCGGCTCTTTCATTCAAATCTGCAAGGTATTTTAAATTTTCGGGAGTTGCTTCTTTTCTACCAGCAGAGGCTGCTTCCAAAAACTCACGGTCAGTATTTGTAAATCCTTGACCAGCGCCAAGACCACTTGAGCGAATTGCAGACAAAGTGGTTTTACCAAGTTCTGAAATAAGATTTTCAGTAACTGTTGCTTTATCGCCCTTTGTAAACCCAACCGCTGAAAGTGCTTTTTCAAATCCAAGCCGCGCTTCTGCTCCGGTTCCAGTAATTGGGTTTTGAGCAAGCAAATCGCGCACTCTATGAGCCGACTCAATTTGTGCAATTGCATTGTCACCAGCAGCAATTGCTTCTGCGTCTTGTTTTGCAACCAATCCGGCCAAGTCTTCTGAATATCTGTTAGCGGTTTTTTCTCCCGGCATAACATTAGTAATGCGAACGCCGCCATCTCTATCTTGTGGTGCTTTTACATTTGTTTGAACAAGTTTTCCTGATTTGCTGACTACATAGTAATTACCGTCTGCGCCCTTTACAGGAGTTGTGCCATATTCTTCAGCATCAGGCTTTTCCATTGTTCGCGCAAGCATAGCCGCAAGAGCGGGATTGCCCTGCAATGCAGCGGCTCCGGTTTTTGTCATGCCCACCCGCAATGCATCCTTTGGGTCATAAACATATTGAGATTGGCGCGTAACCTCTTGAATGTCTCCCGCTTTACGCTGGGTTAGTTCTTCAGCATTGCGGCGCTGCATATCTTGTGCAAACGCGGGTGCTGCTGACTGAAACTCTTGCAACCCAAACTTATCAACTGGAGCAATGCTGCGAATAGGTGAACCACCCATTAAGCGGCCTGCAATTTGAGCGCCAGTTGCATCAATCTGTCGTTCTGTATCTGCTTCAAATTGCGCTTTTGTTTTTGCAGCGGTTTCTTCTGCCTCATCAGCCTTACGCGCAGCACGGGCAGTCAAGTAAGCCTGTAGACCCTGCACCAAAGGCGCTGCGGAAGGAATAGGGGCGTTCTGAACGTCCCCCGGCTGGTACGCCTGCTGTGCAAGCATCTCTGCCATGCGACGGCGGCGGCGTGCCTCAGAGGCTTGCCGCTGGTATTCGTCTGGAAGCGCAAACATCGAGACTGTTTTGTAGCGTTCGTCAGCCATTTTCAAACCCTCCCCGGTCAGGGCCACCCTGCGGGTTGGTCATCCCCGGCGACTTTGGCATTTTCGGGTACTGCCGCAAAAACTGACGCGGCGCACGGTTGATGTCCGCAGCGTTTTGCGGGGGCGAATACTGCATATCACTCTGCGCCCCTGCGTTGTTGCTCACCTGCTGGCTCTGGCCCTGCATCTGGAGCATACGCGCCATGCGCTGACCGCGACCGCCGTTCATCATAGGGGGAGCGTTAAAGGTTTGGTAAGGGGTTCTCATATTTTTACCCGAAGAATTTGGAAACACTACCCGCTTGACCTATGCCGCCACCTAGACCGCCAAGCACGCTACCGTACAGGCCCATCTGCGCGTTCTGGCGTGCAATTTGATTCTGGTAGTTCTGCTGCGCGAAGTTACCCGCCGCCTGCGTAGCGCCGAAAATGGGAGCCGCCCCAACCTCTGCGCCCTGATAGGCTTGGAACTGCGGCATCTGCACTTGTGCGCCGCCCATGATGGCTGCGACCTCGTTAAGCGGAAGCGCCCGAAGCGCCAACTGCTCTTGCAACGCTGCCTGACGCTGGGCGTTCTGGAAGTTTGCCGCCGCCTGCGCTTGGTTGAACCCTTGCGCTTGAAGAGCCGCTTGCGCCTGCGCCTGCTGCAATGCCGCCTGTTGGTTCTGGGCAATCGTCGCGTTGTACAAACCCGCGATGTCCATGTTCTGCCCAAACTGCTGTGCCGCAGCCGTGTTGTACGCACCCGCCGCGCCGATACCCTGTTGGAAGTTCTGCGCGATGGCACGGTTAACGGCTTCCTGCGCCGCCTGCCCCGTCTGGAAGGAGGCCATCTGCGCGTCTCGACCAAACTCGCCCGCCGCAAGCCGCTGCGCGAACTGCTGCGCCTGCGCGGCGTTGGCAAATTGTCCAGACTGAAGCGCAATCTGCGCGTTTTGAGCAATAGCGGCGTTCTGCGCCTGCTGCGCTTGCTGTCCCATCTCAAATTGCTGTCCCGCCAACGCAGCGCCGACTTGCGTCCCTGTCACAGCCTGACCAAACCGTTGCGCTTGTGCAGCCCGCGCCGCCTCGTCAACCGCCATCGCCTGCCCAAAGTTCTGCGCCATCGCTGCGTTCTGCGCTTGCTGCGCCTGCTGCCCGGTCTGGAAGGCCATCAACTGACCCTGCCGACCGAACTCACCCGCCGCCATGCGCTGCTGGAAGTTCTGCGCTTGCGCTTGATTTGCCATCGCCTGCGCGGCCTGCGCTTGACCGAAGTTCTGCCCGATGGCCTGATTGCCCGCCGCCTGATTCTGCATCGCCTCTTGGAATGCCGCCAACTGCGCCTCGTTGCCAAACTGCCCCGCTTGCGCCCGTTGCCCAAACGCTTGCTGTTGCGCTTGGTTTGCAGCAGCCTGCCTAGCCAATTCGTTCTGGAAATTTTGTTGCGCTGCTGCGTTCTGCGCTGCGGTGGCCTGTTGTCCCGCGCCAAAGCCCGCCAAAGCCGCTTGGTTGGCAAAGCCACCCAACGCCTGCGCCTCGCCCAAGCCCTGCTGACGCGCCGCCATATCGAGGCTCAAGCCCTGTAGCGCGGCTTGCGTCCGCAGGTCGTTCTCCTGCTGCTGTTGCTCGGTGATGGCAGCACCATACGCCTCGCCGCCGCGGACAAGACCCTGATTGGCGAGTTGGGTTTCCAACTGCGCCCGCTGACGCTGCAACTGCGGGTCGAGGCGCGACATAATCGCCTGTTGCGCCGTCATACCGGCGTTTACAGGCATCGCGGCAAGGCGCGAGGTATCCAACTGCCCCTGAAGCGTCGGGGCCGTAGGCCCGCTTTGCATCGCCGCAGCAGCGCCCGGTGCGCGGGCAACATCGCCCACCCCCGTCAAGTCGTACTGACCGCGAAGCGACGGAGCGCCTACGCCACCCTGCGCCGCGCCAAAGGCACCGCCACCCGGCCCGCCGCCCGCCATGCCAAGCCCAGAGGCATCAAACGAGGACGCGCTAATGCCAGAAGGGCCACCTTGCGCCATCCCGAACTGCCCCGGCGTAACATTGACTTGCGCCCCGCCAACGCCAGACAAATTCAATCCTTGCAGCGTTCCAGCCGCAGGGCCACCCTGCGCCGTGCCGAACTGACCCACGCCCGTTTGCACAGGGGCAAGACCGGAAGTATCCAGACCGCCGAACTGCACGCCAGCAGGGCCGCCGCCCGCAAAGCCGTATTGCCCTGCCGTGGGGCCAAAGTTAACCGGCAGCGCCGACACGTCCGCGCGCGCCTGTCCCTGCAACTCGGGAAGGGTTGGCAGGTTGCCATAACCGCCAAATTGGAACTGCTGCGCCGGAAGCCCCTGCGGGGTGAAGTCCGTGCCGTAAACCTTCTGCACGTTCTCAATAGCCTTTTCACCAAGACCAGAAAGCGCACGCTCAACCCGCTGCTGCGCCTTGAGGGTCGCCTCTGCCTCGGGGGTGAGGTATTGCTCAATCGTCGGGGTGTCCAAGTCCACCATCTCGGTGAACATCTCGCGGGTGGGCATTACATCGCCCATGTACTCGCCGCCACCGTAATTCTGGAACCGCGCCGCACCCGGCCCCATGCCGGACGCATCAAAGCGACCGCCGCCGATAAGCATGGCAGTAGGAACCTGCGCTCCGGTAGGGAGCGTGGTGAAGTCGGTTCGACCGCCCTGCGTGTATGCGCGGTCATCGCCCATTTCCAGAGCCTCGCGCCGCGCAGCAGGCATACCGTCAGTTTTTGATGCCATAGGCTCGGGCGACACGCCGAGGTCAACGCCCCCGCCATACATACCGCCGCCCATCTCCATGCGCTGACTGCCACCACCGGGCTGCATCGCGCCGCCGCCAATGCCAACGGTTTGAGGTGCGGCAGCCGTAGGAGTCTGCGGCTGACGCGACCGCCAATCAGCCATCGCAGCGTCATATGCCGCACGATTGAACTGCGGACGCCCGTAGGTCACACGCTGACCGCCAAGCGGGGTGATGACGTTGGGGTTGGAGAGCCGCGCAGTAAGGCGCGCCGCCTCTAGATTGGCGATGCCCTGCTGTTGTGCCGCGCCTGCGTAGTCAGGCGCTGGCGGCGGTGCCGGTGATTTTTTGCCCATAACGGTGTCCTAAATAACGACACGCATCGCGTGTCATGGTCAGGAAAACAATATCACCGTCGGTGTCGGCGTCTTTGATTCGCGCTTCCTCGGTGAAACCCATTTTACGCACAAGAGTCAACGCTTTCGCGTTTTTGCTGCCCACGGGGGCGATGATTTTGTCAACCCCGCAGACGTTAAACGGATAGTCAAACATGGCGGCAAGGTAAGCCGGGGTTAAGCGGTCAGCGATGGCGATGTGGCAGACAATGCTGCGCCCGTTCCAGTTCTCGTAAACCACGCCGCCGACCAGTTTGTCGCCCTTACGCAGCCCGATGGCGTTGGAGCGTTCGGCGTGATACCCGCCGCCCGTGATGTCGCATACCCATTCGCCCACCTCGGGGCCGCTTGTTATATGCCAGCCCATCCGAGTTGATACACCACGTCAGTTGAGGCCCATTGGATAGCCAGTTTCTTGCTGCTGCTCTGGAACTGGATAGCCCCGCAGTAGCCGACTCCGGTCACGCCTTGCCAGTTGTTCTGTATTTCGAGGTCTGACCCCCAAACGCCCGTGTCCCACACGGCGGTGTCCCAGAACGCCGTAATCGGCGGCGTAAATGACACGGGAGCCACGTTATCGGCAATATTAAAATCAACATTGATGCCCACCGTCACCGAAGGCGTGCCGTTGCTGAAGATGGAAGGCCGCGCGCGCGTAAAAATCTTCTTTACGCCGCGAGTCTCAAAGTAGTTGAAGGCTTGCAGTATCCGACCGTTGATGTTGTTGGTGTCGTCGATGTAACCATCGCTGCCAGCCGTCCACGCCCTTGCTACAAAGGTTGCCGCGCCAAAGTACGGCGTGTCGTCAAGCAACCCAAAGTGAAAGGCGTTCCAGCCCGTGAACTTGCACCACGCCTTCGTGATGTTGTTCATCACAAACTGTTCCTGCGCGCCTTCGCGCACCGGGACATTGACGATAAGGGCGTTGTTCTTTGGGTTGTACAACATACACCACCCGAAGTTGTCCCTATACGCCGCAGCAGCCGCCGCAAACGCGCCCTGAATCTTGTCTGACAGCGCGATGTTTGGGTCGAGCCGCGAGGATTGCAGCGCCGATGCCATCGGAATCAACCCATCAAGCGTCAGCACCAAGAGGTCGCCGCCGTACTTCATCAGGCAGCGGTTGCCAATAGGCGCGCCCACAATCCACACGCCAATCAACGCCCATGTGGACGCAGAAGAGGGGTCGGTGCCACGGTAGACAATGACCTCGCCCTTGTCGGTGACAAATACGAGGTTGTCATCCACGCCGTATCCAGCGTCAATTGTCCACGATGCCATCGACACCAACACGCCGCCGAGGCGCGCGATGGATGACAGGTCGAGAACCTGCGCCGCGCCGCCAACGCTAGAGGTCGGCAGGTACCACGCCTTGAGCGTGTCCTTCTGGATGAACCACACACGGTTCTTGAAGAGCGTCGGAGAGTTGAGCGTAGTGGTCGTAACGCCCGTGATGGCAGGCGTAGATGCGCCCGTGATGCTCGTCCATGTGGTGCCGTTGTAGAGGTACGGCGTGTTGACCCCGTTGGCGGCATACAGGTAGTTGCCGCCTGCGGTCGTGACGTTGGTGTATTCCCACTTGGAGTTGGTCAGTCCGCTGACCGCCGCCGCGCCAATAGCACCCGCAGATGTAGCGTTGTAGAACTTGCCATCCGACACCGCCCACAACTGGTCAGAGGTGCCGCCGCTGTAGGTCATCAGGGTTTCCACATCGTCGGGGAACCCTGTGGCGTGCTTCACATAGCCGCCGCGCAGGATGACGTTGGACACGCCGGG